TTGCTCTCCAGCATCGCCGCGACGGTGGGCGAGACGGCGTTCGGGGCGTTCGACGAGGTGGACGTGGAGGTCCGCGAGGGCCTGTCCACCGATCTTCCCGTGACCCTCTACCCCCGGCAGGTGATCGAGGAGCAGGTGGGCGTGGAGCTCGCCCGCCCCTTGCCGCGCGACGACGCGGGCGAGGTGGTCGAGGGCGAGGCCCTGGCCTCGCCCGTCACCCGCACCACCGCCGCCGACGCCCGGCGCGTGGCCCTGATCCTGGCCTGGCCCGGCGGCCTGATCCGCTTCGACGAGGACGGCGAGCCCCAGCCCGAGACGGTGGAGATCCGCATCGAGCAGCGCCCGGCGGGCGGCGGGGCTCCTTGGGCGGAGGTGCGCGTGCTCCGGGTGACCGCCGAGACGCGCGAGGCCTTCTACCGGAGCCATGCCTGGACGCTGCCCGAGCGCGGCCGCTGGGAGCTGCGCCTGACCATGCTGACGCCCGAGACCGAGAGCACGCAGGTGAGCCGCCGCACGAGCTGGGCGGCGCTGCAGTCGATCCGGCCCGAGTATCCGCTGGCCCCGGACGACGCGCCCCGGACGACGCGCCCCGGCCGCCCAGGGATCAACTGGCCAAGGTTTCAAGTGGCCAAGGTTCCTGTCCAGAAGGCAGTCCCGCGCCACAGCCAGTCATGAGGTCTCAGTGCAGCCTCAGGAGATGATTCCAAGAGGAGGATCAGGGCCGAACATACGCAAGCCCCTCTCTATCTTGAAATGTCTTGGTAGCGGAGGACCGATCCGCGCCATTGCCTGCAATGCCGATGGTCCGGGTCGCCGTCTAACGACCCTCAGTCGGGCGCCCGGCCCCGCGATCGATAGCGATTTTCTCGACCTCCCTGCTTGACGCAGCCGTGCCGCTGCGGCCCTGACCGAGCCGCTCACGGCCGGGTGGGCCCGGTGACGTAGTTTCTCGTGACCAAAATAAACACTTCTGTTGACCTAAACAGTTGTGTTGAGTAGCCTACATACATGAACAGCAGCGAACTGGAGAGGCTCCTCAAGAAACACGGTTGCACCTTCCACGCCCACAAGGGCGGCAGCGGCCACCAGACGGTCCGGAGGGGAGAGCGGACCTCTCAACTCCCCAAGCACGGCTCCCGCAAGGAACTGAGCACCGGCCTCGTCAAGAAGATACTCAAGGACCTCGGCATCGAATGATGCCGGGGCTCCCCCAACCCCTGGAGGCGTCCATGCGCTACCCCATCGACCTCACGCCCGACGAAGACACCCTGCTCGTCACCTGCCCTGATCTGCCCGAGGTCACGTCCTTCGGGCTGGATGAGGCTGATGCGCTGCGCATGGCTCACGGGGCTATCGAGGAGGCCTTGGCGGGTCGCCTCGTCCAGTTCGGTCCCATCCCCGCCCCTGGACCGATCGGCGGTCATTCGGTCCGCGTGTCGCTGCAAACGTCCCTCAAGGTGCAGCTCATGTGGGCCATGGCCGCAGAAGAGGTGAACCGCGCCGAGCTGGCCCGCCGGCTGGGTTGGCATCGCCCGCAGGTGGACCGGCTCTTCGACCCGAACCACGCCACCCGCCTGGATCAGTATGAGGCGGCGTTCGACGCGCTCGGCCGCCAGATTGAGGTGCAAGCGGCATGAGGCGAGGCGTTTCGTCCTGGCGCGCCGTGGCGCGCGAACTCACGCGCACTACAGGGTCTGAGCGGGCGATCCTGATCTTCGCCGCGCTGGTCTGGATCTGCTGCCTCGCGCAGATCCCGGCCCGAGTACACGATGTAAGACTGCTCTTGGGCTGGTGATGCCGACCCAGCCCCCAGGGCCCGCCGCTCGGCCTAGGGCTACACTGTCGCGTCATCGCTCCGTCAGACGTTAACATACTCGCTAGAGTTGCTCATCACTTGACAGACGAAGCTTGTTGACTTAATGGCCCCGCCCCTCTACTTATCCCCCTGCAAGTCGCCTTCGGTTCCCGAACTGTCACCGTATGGTGTGCGTGTCAGTCGAACGGCTGAATAGGGACCGAGGCGCACCGCTCCTCTAGCGGAACTTCCAGACATTCTCGATTTTGCGGTGTCGCTTGAGTTGCGACATCCAGCGATTGCTGTCAGCGCGGTCGGTCCTGTAAGACCTCGCAATCGCGCCCACGCACATATCAGCGAGTTGCAGAAGAGGATCCTTCAAAGAGTCCTTGAGATCGATCTCGCGAACCGAGTCCACGTCCAGGTGCTTGCGGAGGTAACTCCGGAAGGAACGCTTGAACTGCCGATCACCGGAGCCATCGATGACCACCTTGGCGCCGATCAGAGCTCCGCCGTCGCGTTCCATCATTTTCCGGATGAAGAACTTGTAAAACGTCTCGGTCGCTGTCTGAAGCGCGGTCGAGTAGATGAGGTCCTTCTGAACCACAATGGAGCGCGTGCGAAAGGCGAGCGGCGCGACCGCCTCGAAGAACGCATCGCGGCGAACGTTGTCCAGCTTGTTGAACTTGAACTCAGGCTGCACACGCAACCTGCTCCGGAGCGCCGAAACAGTGGCCTGAGCCTCGGCCGCATCTGCGCTCTGATCGAAGATGACCATGGACATGACGAAGATGGGGGAGCTCCCCTTCTCGATCTTGAACCCGGGATCACCCGACTCGTCGATGAAAACCAGCATCCGTCGGGGTTAGACCAACGATCTCGCCTACGCCACTTCATTAAACATTTGACATGGTGCGCATTCCTGCCTGTGCGACGAGACGTAGCTAGCCTGCCGCCACCACCGACTGCTGCACCACGAAGGTCTCCCGCCACGCCACCTGCGTCTCCCCGCTCCGGGTGACGCGCAGCTCGGCCGTAGCCGAGGGCGGGGCGTCTCCCCGCCCGTGGCGGCCTGGAGCGCGGCGAGGAGGTCGGGGGTGGTCTGGATGGTCATGGGGGCCTCGGGGGCGATGGCGGGGCTGACGATGCCGAGCCTGTTAACGAAGTCTTAAGGTCAGGGCGGCTAGCAGGGGCGCTAGAGCGTCATGCAAGGGACGTGCGCATGGTGGACTGGGAGGATGAGCACACGGAGGCCCCATCCTGGGCCGAGTTGCGAGCCCAGTGGGTCACAGTGGTCATCCTCGTCCTCGCCATCCTCCTGATCGCGGCGCTGGGGCAGACCTACGCCCCACCCCAGCCCGACCCGATAGCCCCACCGATCACGGCACATCGAACGTCTGGATCTGGCCGATCTTGATCGTCAGCGTGTCGCTGTCCTGCGCCGCCGTCCCGAACAGGAGCCCCAGGACGAAACCGACGCTGCTGCCCCCGGCTGCGCCCAGGACATGGGCGCTGGACTCCAGCCAAAGGTCGTGAGGCATGGTGCCGTCATGCTTGAGCACGGATGCCCAACTTGGCCCCGGCGCGATCAGGGTCGTGGGGTTGCTGGAGTCGGTCTGGGAGGCGAGCATGTAGGCGCGGCCCTGCGACATATCCCCGAACTGGTTGGTGTTGCCGACGCTGCCCCACAGGGCATAGGGGATTGCCGTGCTTCCGACGATGACGCGCGCCCGCCCGCTCACTTTGCGCCCCTCGGCCAACGGGAACCCGCTGACGAGGTTGAAGGCGAGCATGTTGCCGTTGGCCGGCACCAGGCTCGCCGCCGAGATGGTGAACACCTGGAACGTCTCGCCGTCGATCACCTCCTGCGCGGCGATGGTTGTGGAGGAAGCTCCGGACAGTTGCGCGTTCCAGCCATCGGCAACGACGCCGGTAAGCCGGGTCTTGGTGCCGCCCGTCCCCGACATCGCGCCGATCAGGCTGTCGGGTGTGCGCGCCGGATAGGGACGCGGCTTGCAGAACTTGCGGAGCGCGGGCAGGACCGCCTCCCGCCCCGCCACCATGGCCCCCTTGGTGGTGTAGTGCGTCTGGTCCGAGCGCGTGACCCAACCATAAGGGTCCGCGATAGAGGAGGCGGGGTCCGTCAGGCAGTCGTAGTTCCGCACGACCCCGACGGTCGCCTCGTTCTGGGCCGCCCAGGCCTCCAGCCAAGCGTTGTAGTCGCGGATCACGGCGCGGTTGTTGGAGGTGGAGGTCCATGCCGACCGATTCCACATCTTGCTGACCAGCACCGCCTTGGCCCCGGCGGCGAGGAGCTTGCCCACGTCCTCGATGGTCCAGGCGATGAGGTCGGACGCCAGCGAGGTGGTGGAGCCGATGTCGTTGCGCCCGACCTCATACCACGCGAGCCAATTCGGCTCGGCCGCCATCTCGGCGGCAAGGGCGGTGATCTGCGCGGCGTAGTCGGCGCGGATGGCCCCCGCGACGGCCTGGTTGTCGCCGCTCACGTAGTCGCCGGTGGCCTCCGACCGGACCCGGATCTCCGCGATGCGCTCGCTCATCAGTGCCCAGGTTAGGGGGCCTACGGCGCTGTCGCCCTGCCGATACGGCGTGGTGCCGCTGCCGACCGCCCCATAGGTGGTGTGAGCCATGGTGCTCGGCCCGATCAGGCCGATGCGCGGGAAGTCCAGCCGGGTGTCGGCTGTGGCCGTGGGCGTCCGCGTCTTGGCGGACGACAGGGGCGCGTCGCCCACGGCGTTGCCGACCCCCACCTGCACGGACGCGGCCTCGCCCGCCAGCACGGGGATCGGGTAGGTCCACGGCAAGGCCGGGAGCGGGCTCGGAAACGCGGCCGTCTGCACGGCCCCGGCCCCGATCCGCCAGCGGAGCGAGAGCAGCCCCGAGCCGCCGTCGTCGGGCCACGCGAGGATCGTGATCCCCAGCGTGTTGCCGCCGGGCGAGGGCACGTCCACGAGGTCCCAATCCCCGGCCGCAAGCTGCGCGGGCGCGGCGGCCGAGGAGGGCACCACGCGGGCGGCGGAGGCTGCGCCCTCCAGGCGCAACTCGATCTCGTCGCCGGTCGCGAGGAACCCCGCCGCGCGCCCTGCCACGAAGGCGCTGTCGCCCGTCGAGAGCGTGAGGCGCCCCGCCAGGGTCTCCCCCGTGCGGTTGCCCCCAGTGTCGCGGGCGATCTTGTAGACGTTGGTGCGGGACATGGGCGGGATTCCTGTGACGGTGCCGTCGGCGGCAAGGCTGACGGAGGATGGGATAGGCGGCAGGGCCGCCAAGACGCCGCTTGGCAGCAGGAGCCAGACTGCCGTAGAGGCCCCTCCCCGCCAGAGCGGCAGGGTGGTCAGGCCGAGGCCGAGCGACAGCATGGATCAGTCCCACCCGTAGACGGTGGCGGTGGTCCCGGTCGCCAGCACCTTGACGGCACGGAAGGGTAGGACCTGGCCCGCCTGGACCGCGTAGGTCAGCTGGACGCCATCGATGTCCTCGATCACGACATCGCCCGCCATCTGGCACCAGAGCGCCCGGGGCCGGGGGCTGATGGGCAGGCTGTCGGAGGGCATGATCGGCCGGTGCCGGTCGCCGGGGCTGCCCAATCCGCGCTGGTGGGCCTTGAAATTGTCCGCCATGGGATGGCTCCTTGTTCAGGGGGTGAGGCGTCGGCCGCCGCGTGTGAGGCCGACAGGATCACGGGGATCTCAGATGAGGCGCATGGCCCAGCACCAGGCCGCGACCAGCGCCGCGTCGGCGAGGAGATGCGCCACGAGAATGACGCAGGCTCGGCGGAGCATCAGGTCGCGCCGCCGAGCCGCTTGGCGATCCGGCGCCAGAGCAGCGCGAGCGCCAGCACGAGGGCGGCGATGATCACCTGGGCGGCGTCGTCCACGCGGATGGTGACGACGCCCGAGACGGGGTCCAGCGCCGCGAGCCCCGCCCGGGCGAGCCAGCCGGCGAGGAGCAGCAGGAGGTAGCGGACGGCCAGCGCGAGCGGGCCGACGAGGAGGTCGGTCATGGTGATGATCCTGATGTTGGACGGTAGTTAGACGAGGGGGGCCACGACGCGGAAACCAAACCGCCGCGGTTTCGGAAACCGTGACACCCATTTCCGGCGAGGGCGGCTCACTCCGCCCCGACCAGGTCGCGGATGCGCGCGACCACGGTCTCGGCGGGCGGCGGCGGGGCCTGCTCCAGGAGGGCGATCACCCGATCGAGCACCTGCTCGGGCGTGTCGAGATCGGGCGTCCAGGGCGTGTCGGGCTTGGTCTGCCACCAGGCGTAGGCCTTGGCGAGCCTGGTGTGGTAGGCGTTGGCCCGGTAGCCCGCGCCGTTGTAGACGCGGGCGAACCCGGCCCAATCGCGGGCCCGCAGCTCGTCGTCGATCCCCTTGGCCGCGATGAAGCCGACCATCGCCTCCACGTGGTGCTCCTCGTCCTCCATCATCGCCGCGACCATGTCCTCGACGCTGGCGAAGCCGGCGCTGATGGCGTTGTCGCCGAGGATCTGCCCGCGCCCCCAGGACGCCGAGCGGAGCGCGGCCGAGCTGCTGATCCGCTGCGCCGCGAGGAGGCGCGGGTAGCTGTCCTTGGGATAGGGCCTGGTCCCCCACTTGGGATAGGCCAGCCCCTGCCGCACGGCCTCGTCCCGGGCCGCCCCGGGGCCGAGCAGCCGCCAGAAGATGTGCGGCTCGAAGAGCATCCTCGGCCGGCCCTGCGCGTCGAAGCCGCTCCCGGGGGCCTCCACGTCGAGCACGGCGTGGATGAGGTCCTCCTCCAGGTCGAGCCGGTGGCCGATCCGGGGGATGTCGATGTCGTCCAGCCGGCGGGCCGCGCCGGCGAAGGCGGTGATGGTCATGGCGATGTCCTTGCGGGAAAGGGTCGGTCTAGGAGCCGGCGCGCGGGCGCACGGCGTCGCGGACCTCGCGGACCATGTCCGTGAGGCCCCGGAGCTCGGTGACGATGGCGATGTTGCCCTGCTCGACGCCCCGGATGCGATGGTCGTGCCGGTCGCGGTGGGTCTGGAGCTCGGTCACCTTCTCGGCCGTCCGCTCCTGGGCGGAGGCCAGATGGCTCAGACGCCACACGACACCGACCAGGGCGATGCCGAGGGGGATGAGGTTGCCCACGTTGAGGCTCATGTCGACGGCAGCCATGTCACTGTCCTGTGGCGAGAGGAGACCGCCCCGGTTGCTCCGGGGTCGGCGGGGGAGGATGTCGGCGTCGTCAGTCCCGCCAGGCGGCGTCCTGGCCCTCGTCGGGCTCGACGCTGTCGGCGAGGTGGCCGGGGTCGAGCCATGTGGCTCAGCCCGGCGGGTAGGTGGCGGTGAGGGCGTCGAGGGCGGCCGCGTAGGCGGCGAGCGCCGCCGCGATCGCCGCCTCGTCCTGGGCCGCGGCGAGGGCGTCGTCGGCCCGGTAGCGCGCGGCGTCGAGGGCGGCCGCCAGCCCCGTCCAGACGCCCGCGCGGTACGCGATCACCTGGGCGGCCTGCCAGTAGCTCCCGGCCCGGCCGGCGCGCAGCTCGCTCGCCAGGAGCGGGTAGACCTCCGCGTCCTCCGGGGCGGGCGCGTCGGCGGAGGCGGCGAGGTAGGCCAGGGCCTGCAGGCGCTTGTGCTCGTAGACCAGCGTCTGGCCGGGCAGGTCGGTGAGGTAGAGCCGCTGGACGTGGGCGGCCGCCTCCAGCACCTGGGCGCGCGCCTCGCGCCGGCCCGCCTCCAGCGCCCGCGCCGCGACGGCGGCGGCCGTGGGCTCGGGCTCGGGTGGGGGCAGGTCGGCGCGGGGGACCCAGACGCCGTTCACGCAGCGGCTGGCCCAGACCTCCTCGCGGCTCATCGCCTCAGGGACCCAGACCACGTCGGCGTCGGGGAGGTCGGCGGCCGAGGCCGAGGCCGGCAGGGTGCCCAGGCGCACGGGGGCGCCGGTGGGATCGAGGATGGCCCAGCGGATCAGGCTCATACGGTGGTCCTCGCGATGTTGAAGCGGGGGTTGCGGACCACGACGGCGCCGCCGTTGCCGCCGCCGCGCCGCAGCAGGCGCATCTGCAGGGAGTTGGTGGTGGAGGCGGCGACGACGGCCGTGGCCATGCCACCCCGGTAGACCACGTCGTTCTCGATGCGCTGGACGAGGGCGTTGATCCACTCGGTCTGGTCCACCTGCCGGTACTGGCCCAACACCTCCGTCCAGGCGCCGCTGGTGGCGCCCGCCCGCTGGCGCCATGTCCAGCCCAAGAGGAAGATCTGCCCGCGCTCGACATTGGTGCCGCCCGCGAGCTGGAACAGGTCCCCGCATTGCGACCACGAGGTCGCCGACCCTTCGGTGAACTCGTCGTTGCGCTCGTCGCTCCATTCGTCCGACACCGCGCCCCAGCCGGAGAAGCTGCCCCGCACGATGAGCTTGTTGAAGGTCGCGGCTCCGCTCTTGGCGATGCGCCAGCCCGCCGAGGCGGAGTAGTTGTCCGACTGGAGCGCGCCCTTGAAGATGGCGAGCCCCTCCGCCGCGAAGGTGTCGGTGTCGACGTGGTTGGCGCGGACGGCGCCGTCCACGATCATCTCCGCCTCGTTGGCGCGCCGCATCGCGAAGCGCTCCATCAGGATGGTGCGCTGGTAGGGCTGGGCGCCCAGGATCACCACCTGCAGCGCCGCCCATCGGGCGCTCGCGGGCGCCTGGACCTTCGCGACCTGCGTCACGAAGTCGCCGTTCGGGAGCCCCACGTTCTCCCAGCCGCCCGTGCCGATCGCCGGGCCGTTCAGCTGGGCATACCACACCACCCGGGCGTAGGCGCCCGAGGCCATGGCCCCGCCGACCGTGCGCCAGCGCACCTCGAGCCAATACCACTTGCCGCCCTGCACCGACCGCCGGTCGGCGGCGTTGGACTCCGCTTGGCTATGGGTCGCGTTGTTGCCCGTCGCGCGCACGAAGCGCAGGCAGGACGTCCCGGCGTCCGGGTTGCCGTCCGGCATCACGTCCATCCAGTCGCGGTTGAACCGCGAGTCGTTGGTCCCCAGCCCGCTGAAGTCCGACCACTCGGGGAACAGCGTCTCGGTGTCCGCCAGCAGCAGGTGCTTGGCCCGGATGGCGCGGGCGGCGAGCTGGTCGGCCCCGATGGCGGCCGCTCCGATCTGGATCGCCGTCAGCTTGCCCACGACCTGATCGGCCGCCACCTGCGCCGTCCAGGCCCCGCCGGTGTAGCGGTGGATCTGGCCCCCGAACACGGCGAGCCGGCCCTCGAAGAGGCCCTCCGTGGGCAGCGCCGTGACGATGCGGGGCACCGAGATGCCGGCCGCGAAGGCGGTCTCGTCCAGCGCGCCCGCCAGCGCCAGCGCCATGTCGATGTCGGCCGAGGTCAGCTTGACCTGGTCGAGCGTGACCGTCGCCCACCCCGTCCAGGCGGTGGCGTCGCCGCGCGCGCGCACCTCGTAGGTCCCGCCCGCCACCAGCCCGTCCGAGGCGATGGCCTCGCCGGCCGCGACGTTGGCGGTGGTGCCGCCGGGCGCGGGCGCGCCCGTGGCCTGGACGCGGATCTCCCAGGTGACCGCCCGCACCCCGGTCAGCGCCGTGGACCAGCCGATCCGGATCGCCGCCCGCCGGGCCGTCCCCGCCGCGTCCGTCAGGATGAGCGGCTCGGCCACGAAGCCCGGCAGGGGCTCCAGCTCGGGCACCACCCGCGTGGCCGAGGGCGCGACGGCGGGCAGCAGCTCGCCCGCGTCCCAGTCGTAGTCGGCCGGGTCCACCTCGCGCAGGGCCAGCGTCACGGCCAGCGTCGCGGGCTCCATCGCCACTTCCGCGACCTCGAAGAGCTTGGCCTCGTAGCCGTTGCGCTGGCTCGTCCAGGCGATCACGTCGAGGGGCAGCAGATGCGAGTACTCGGGCGGCAGGGTGATCGTGTGCCGCCGCATCCGCCGCGCATCGCGCAGGTAGAGCCGCTGGAGGCGCTGGACCTGGCCGCCGTCGTAGACGGCCGGCAGCGCGAGGTCGGCCACCAGCCGCTCGCCGTCCTCGGCCTCGGCGTCCGCGTCCACGCGCAGGGGCGCCTCGGTCGAGGCCCAGCCCTGGGCGGGCGCGGGGTGGGTGGCGCGCACGGCGTTGTAGACGTCCGCCACGCCCCGGTGCGGCTCGTAGTCCTGGGGCCGGCTGACCACGATGTCGTCGTCGGTGAGATAGGCCACCGGCAGCCCCGGCGGGCCCGAGCGCACGACCCAGGTGCCGCCGCAGTCGGCGATGGCCCCGGCGCAGGCCTTGAGGAGCTCGTCGATGATCGCGAAGGGCTCGTCGCCCCCGGTCTCGGCGGTGGCGAGGCGCGCCTCGATCCCGGCGCGGTAGCGCGCGGCCCCGTCCACCAGCTCGTCGCAATGGTCGGCCGCGGCCACCCAGGGACCTTGCGGCAGGTCCGCCACCTCCACGCCCAGGCCCCAGCTCGTGCCGTCGGCGAGGGGCAGCCCCCGCAGGATGGCGGCCACCAGGGTGACGGGGTTGTTGCTGTAGGCCCAGGTGGCGGGGTCGGCGAGCCGCTGCGGGCCCGCGCCGCCCTCCGAGCCGTCGAGCCGGCGGTCCCAGACCCGCGCGCCCTCCAGGTCGTAGAGCACCTGCGGTTCGCCGCGATGAAGGTCGGGGTCGTAGCGGTGCATCCAGACCCCGTAGGCCACGCCGCGCCCCACCATGGAGGCCTGCCAGGGCCGCTCGGCGTGGCTCCCGAAGCGGTCGAGGAGCAGGGGATCGGCCGCCGCCTGCCGCCCGTCGTGGACGCGCAGGCGGAGCGATTCGGGGTTGGTGCTCCAGGAGGGCAGCGCGGCCGAGCGGTGCCCGGTGTGGATGTCGCCCGAGAAGTCCGAGGCCCAGAAGCGCTGGCCGTCGACCCACACCGCGCGCACCCGCTCGATCGGGTGGTCGCTGATGTCGATCACCGACCAGCGGAAGGCGCGCTTGATGTCGCCCGCCCGGCCCAGGGCGTAGGGGGGCGCGACCAGCACCCCCGCCGTGGCGGTGCGCCCCAGGATCAGGGTCTGGGGGAGCGTGCCCCCTTCCATGGTCACGTCGGTCGCGATGCCGCCCGCCGAGCCGGCGCGCGACTGGGGGGTGAGCGCGCGTGCGAGCGAGGAGGCCGCGAGCCCCACCCCCACCTGCACGAGCCCGCCCACGACAACGGCGCTGGCGCCCGTCAGGCCCAGCGAGGCGACGACAAAGGCTCCGGCGGCCTGCGGCATCAGAGCCCCCCCACGCGGAAGGCGCGGGTCGCGCCGTCGAGGGGGAGGAGCCCCCAGCCCGCCTCGGCCAGCACGTAGGCCATGCGCCCTTGCGCGATCCCCAGCGCGTCCTCGGCCATCACCACCACGTCGCCCGGGCGCGCGAGGCCGGGGGCCACCTCGGGCAGGCGCGCCGCGAAGACGGCCACGTGGTCCGCGAGCCCCGCCGCCCGCGCCACCCGCAGGCCGCCGGCCCGCGTCCGGTAGCGGCCCCGGAAGGGCGCGCTCAGGTCCTCGCCGGTCATGGCCTCCACGCAGGCGGCCGTGAACAGCGCGCAGTCCCACGTCCCCCAGGCGAAGGGCCGGCCGCGCGCGGCGGCGAGGACGGCCACCAGCCGCGCCTGCCAGTCGGGGCGGCGCAGGAGCGGCGCGGCGGCCTCGGGGGAGCTCGCGGGCCGGGTCATGGTGTCGGGCATCAGTCGGTCCCCCAGGTGTCGGCCGCCACCGAGCCCACGTCGGCGTACTGGCGGAAGCGGTCGGTGGAGAGGCGAGCGCGCTGGCTTTGGTCGCTCTTGCGCCCCGCCACCGTCATGGTCCCGCGCCGCGCGGCCGACACGAGTGTGAGCGTGAGCGCGGCCTGGCCCTCCTGCTCGGGCGTGGCGATGCGCACCCCGTCGACCAGGCCCTTGAACATCCGCCGCAGCCCCAGGAGCCCGCCCGTGTCGGCGTCGAAGACGGCCGCGTGCAGCTGCACGGGGGCCAGCCGGGTGTTGTACCCCCGGACCAGCGTCACGCCCTCGGGTGAGAGCGAGAGGCCGAGGTCGAGCGAGGCGACCTCCGTGCCCACCCGGTAGGCGATCGGCGGAACCTGCAGCCCGCCTTGCGCGCCGTGGTAGAGACGCGCCTGGCCCTCCACGACGATCGTCTCGTGATCGTCCCCGGTCCAGAGCCCGACCGACACGGCCGCTCCGCCCCCGAAGGGCTTGACGGTGGCCCAGAGGAGCCAGTGGACGGCGTAGGGCAGCCGGGCGGCGAAGTGGGTGAGAACGGCGGCAGGCCAGGTCATCGCAGGGTCTGGATCCAGTCAAAGGTGGCGCCCTCGCCCAGGACGGAGCGCAGTTGGCCAGCCCGCACCGACTTCGGCACCAGGACCGCCTTGAGCACGGGCGCGGCAAGCTGCACCGCGGTCCCCGTCGTCGTCCCGGCCTTGAGGGGTGGCACGACCTCGCCCCAGCCGGTCAGGCCGGCGCTGTCGGCGACCATCGCCTCGGCGAGCTGGTGGAGGGCGTAGCGGGTGGGGGATGAGCCATACGTGAAGCTGAGATAGGCCCCACGGGGTACGGAGACCCCGGCAGCGAGCCCCGACAGGCGCAGCTCGCGCCCGTTGCGGATGGTATTGAGCGTAGCGGCCCCGGCTCCCACGCGCTCGTGATGACGGGGCGAGACCAGGAAGGACGCCCCGGGACGCTGCAGCACCCGAAGTCGTGCCATGATGTCCTCCAGCACGGCGTGTCGCCGCGTGGCGAGCGTCACCGAACCGCGCCAGAGCCGGCTGCCGTGCTCGGCCGTGAGCACCTCGCCCGAGCCGAGGGTCAGCAGCTCCACGGCGTCGGGAAGCTCGAACGTCATGGAGTCGATCGCTACGTCGCGGAAGAAATCCGCAAGGCCCACAGGGAAGCTCATGGCCATCAGGTCTTCCTCGGATCACGGGTGATGGCCTTGACCTTGGCCGTGAGCTGTCCCTCGAGGGTGCGCACCCGGGCGTCCGCCGCCGCGACGCTGGTCCGGGCCACGTAGGCCTGCAGGCGGCCCTGATCGTCCACATCGACGGCCACGCGCACATCGACGGCCTGCCGGGACGCCTGGGCGGCACCATCGGCCGAGCCGCCCGCCCCCAGGCGGTAGCGCGGCGTCGCCCAGCCGGACGTTCCCTTGGTGTGGTCGATGATCGTCTCGTCGGGATGGATGATCGCGAGCCGGCCGCCCTTGCCGTCCAGCCCCCCCGAGCGCGAGCCCGAGCCGGTGTAGCCGCCTCCGTCGAAGCTGTCCAAAACCGCCTGGGGAATGGTGAGGCCGTAGGTAGAGCCAGTGACGCCCGCGCTCTCCCCGGTCCCGCTCCCCAGGAGCCCGCCCAGCAGGCCCCCCAGGAGCCCCGAGCCGCCGTCCGACCCGCCCGAGCCGAAGAGCCCGGTCGTGAGCCCGTCGAGCCCGGCGTCGAGGACCTTGCCTGCGATGTCGTCCAAGACACCCGCGAAGACCTCGCCGGCCGAGGCCCCCTCGCGCAGGTCGTCGATGATCCCGCCCAGCAGGTCGCGGCCCGCGTCGCGCACTGCGTCCATGCGGTCCTCGACCCGCTCGAGCGAGGCCTCCTCGGCGGCGTTGGAGCGGATCAGCGCCTCGACCTCCGCGCGCTGCTCGGCCGTGGCCCCGGCCATCTCGTCCCGCGCCCGGATCAGCTCCCGCTGCACAGGGTCGGTCTCGCGCAGGAGGGCCTCCTCCTCGCGCAAGCGGTCGAGGAACTTCTGGACGCTCTCCGTCTCGCGTTCGGCCGCGCGCGCGCCGTCGCTCCGGCCCGAGCCACCGCCCGAGCCGCCGCCCGAGCCGCCCTTGCTCCGGGCCGGGACGACGCGCGGTGTGCGTACGGGCGCGTCGAGGTTGCCGAAGCCCAGTTCGGGCGCGGCGGTCTCGACGCCGGCCAGGCCGGGGACAGACGGCTTCCCATCCTCATCGTAGAGGGTCGGGCCAACGCCTTGGGCGTAGCCCAGGCCGCCACCGCCCGGGGCCCCCTCGGGCGCGCCGAGCCCGAAGCCAATATGGCTCTGGCCCGTGGACCGGCTCGCCTCGGCGGCGGCGAGCTGGTCGGCGAAGCTCACCGCGGCCGAGAGGTTGGCGAGCAGAGCGGCCGAGCCATCGATCGCGCCCCCGAAGGTGATCTCGCCCGAGGCGATGGCGAGGCGCGTGGCCGCGTCCTGACCATCATCAACGGCAGCGGTCAGATCGTCCTGTGTGACCACCGCTGCCGCCGCACGCTGCACAACGTCGCCCACAGCATTGGCGGTCCCGGCAAGTGCGTCGGGAAGGCTGAGGCTCTCGGACTTGAACTGGCGGATCAGATCGAGCGCCGCCTGCGCGGCGTCCCGGACCTGCGCCGCATCCCCCGTCGATCGGGCGGTCTCGATGCCATCCAAGGCGGCCTGGAGGGCACTGGCCTGCTCCGCCGTGAGCCCGACCATGGCGGCCGCAGCCTCGGCCTCGGCCCGCACACGGGCCACCCCGGCCTCGGCTTGGGTGACGTTGACCGACTGGCCCTCCCGCGCTCGCAGGGTGGCGAGCTTCGCCTCCTCCTCGCGGAGACGGCCAAGCGCTGCCATGGCCGCGTCCATGCCCTGTGTGAAATCGTCAGCGTCGAGCGAGTCGAGCGCCGCCGACAGGTTGATCCGGGCGAGCCACTGAGCGTTAGCGCGGATCTCTTCGGCGTAGGAGCCGAACTCGTCTCTCAGGTCTGCCGTGGACCGCTGAGCGGTCAGGGCGAACTGGTCGAAGCGGTCGAGCGCCTCGGAGAACTGATCCAGTCCGCGACCTGCATCTTCGGCGCTTTCTCCAGATTCCAGCCACATCGCCGCGAGCGGCACGCCCACGGCGATAACCGCACCAGCTGCCGCGCCCCAGAGACCCATCCCGCCCAGGAGCTGGGGCAGCTGCTGGCCAAAGGCGGTGGCCGCCGGCGTTCCGGCAGCCACCTGCACGGCAAAGTCCTGCACCTGGAAGGACGCGTTCTGCATCTGCCCGCGCATGTCGCGGGCTCCGATCCCCATGGTGTCCATCGCCGCGTCCGCGCCGCGCGCCGCGACGGCCGCGGCCTCGAACCGGGTCTTGGCCTGTGCCAGGACCCGGTTGGCTTCCTCCTGGGTGGTGATCCCCAGGCGCACCGCGCGGTTGACCGCCTCGACCTCCTGCTCGTAGCGGACCTGCGCCGCGTAGGCCGGATCGATCGAGGCCTTGAGCCGCACGAAGGCGGCCGACTCGGCCGCCAGCGCCGCCTGCGCGCGCAGCTCGGCCGAGGTCACCTCTTCCATCTGGGCCCGGGCACGCGCCAGGACGGCGTTCGCCTCCTCCCGGGTGGCGATCCCGATCCTCACGGCGCGGGCGGTGTCCTCCTCCACCTTCTGGAACCGCAACGTCGCGGCGTAGGCCGGATCGACGCTGGCCCGCACCCGGTTGAACGCATCCTCCTCGCGCAGGAGCGTCCGCAGGAGGACCTCGCTGCCATCGGATCCCTGCGCGGCCCCAGCCGAGACCTTGGCGCCCGCTTCCGCTCCGGCCCGGCCGACGCCCTCGAGCTCGGCGCGGACCTGCGCCCCACCCTCGGCCGCCAGGCGGACCGTGACCTTGCGCTCAGCCATTCTGGGCCTCCAGGATTGCGGGGATCGCGCCCGCCTCGATCACGGGCAGGAACTCGGCCACAGCCGTGCGCGAGATGCCGAGCGCCTCCCCCATCTCGAGGGCCGCGCCGAAGTCGAAGCCCCCGGTCCCCCCGAAGGGCCCGCGCGCGTAGAGCTGCCGGCCCAGGCGCGTGGCGAGGCTCCAGACCTGCTGGCCTTCGGCGGTCAGGGGCGCGTTCACGCGGGCAGGGCAGCCGTCGCAGACGCCGTCGCAGCTGCCGCAGTAGTCTCCGCCCCCGCCGAAGTGCCAGCGGGCGAGGGCGTGGAGACGTTTCCCTCGGCGACCAGGGCGGCACCGGCGCGGACGTAGTCCCGCGCGAAGGCCACATAGAGGTCGGTGTGCTGCTCGAGGAGCGCGTCGATGGCCGGGCCGCTGACCGGCAGGTCCGCCCCGGTCTCGTCGGCCACGCCCTCCCAGGCCCGGATCGCGCGGCGCGCCACCGCCTTGGCGTGGGCGATGTTCCGGCCGATCAGCGTGGGCAGGTCGAGCTGGTCGGGCTCGATCACGGGCAGCTCGGCCCGGGCGGCCAGGTCGATGAAGCTGCCGAGCGGCTCCACTTCCACCCGGACCCCTCGGCCGAGGTCGATCCAGCGGGGTGCGGCGGACAGGTTGAGGCGGATCATCAGTAGCTCGCGATGGTGTTGGTGAGGACGGCGGTGCACATGCGGGCGGGGGTCGTGGCCTTCGCCGCCTGCCAGTCGAAGGTGACCTCGACGCCTTGCGGTCCCTGGATCGGGCGGCGCGGGCGGGGCAGGTAGACCGCATGCGCGGTCAGCGACCATTTGGCGTCAGCCGCGAGCTCATGCCCGAAGACCAGCTCGCAGGCCGAACCCGCCACGGCCTGGTCGAGGAGCGTCGTGTCGGCAAAGCGGGCGGTGATCTGGCCCGTCAGCTCGGCGTTGCCCGCCTCGATGCCGTCGATCTTGCCGTCCGCCCGGATGGTGCCGACCGGGTCGAGGTTGTTGCGATAGGTCACCTGCGCCGAGACGATGTTGCCGAGCGAGGCCCCGTTGCGCTTGATGGAACCGTGGAAGTGGCCGAAGCGCCGGAGCGCGAGCGCGGTGGTGGAGCCTGCGGCCGAGGCGGCGGCCATGGCCTCGCCCTGCCCGATCAGCTTGGCGGTCGCCGTGAGGAGCCCGCTCCGCGCCATGTTGAAGCTCAGCTCATCGAGCATGACGCCCGAGTACATGGCGAAGCTCGGCACGCTCGGCATCCCCACTTCCATGGCGAGGCTGGGCAGCACGGCCCCGCCGCTCTGGAAGGTGTGCACCTTGGGCGTGGTGCCGGTGGTGGTGGGGGCACCGAAGGCGGCCTTGAGCCAGACGCCCAGATTTTCCACGTCCATCGGCAGGACGAGGTCGCCGTCCACCGTGACGGCGTCCAGCACGGGGGCGAGCGGGTCGCGCCCCTGCCCCACCAGCTCGCTCGCGAGGAGCGGCTGCGCAGCCCCGAGCGTGGTGCTCGCGAACGGCATCAGCCGGTAGCCGCTGGCGGGCGCGGTCCCGTAGGTGGTCTCGAAGGCAACGGCCAACTGGGCCGTCGCGCCGGTCTGGCGGGCCATGCAGGTCTCCTCAGGTGGTGAGCGGTCAGCTCAGGGGGTCGGGGGTGGCGAAGTGGAGGCGGATCGGCACGACCGCCGCCTTGAGCGGGGCGCCGCCCTCGGTTACGGGCAGGTCCTCGATCTGAGGGGCTCCCGCCTCCAACCAGTCGCAGAGCCCGCCCAGGGTGCGGTCGGCCCCGAGCGCCTGGCCCAAGGCGAGCTTGAGGGCGTCGAACACGAAGTGCCGGTCGGCGCCGACGTCCGTGAAGATCTCGGCCTGCGCCTCGTGCTCGTAGTGATAGGTCAGCGGGCACAGGGTCACGTCTGGGGTGCCAGGGTCGCCCTCCCGCAGGATGATGAGGCCGTTCGGGGGCACCCGCACGGGCAGGACCTCGCCGCGCCGCACGGCCGCGCCGGTCCAGGCCGTCAGCCGCGCTTCGAGCACCTGCATGATCTCCTCGAGGCGCGACGGCATCAGCGATCCCCCAGTCCGGCGGCGATGATGGCGGCGAGCGAAGCGTGGACGCGCCCGATCTCGCCGGAAAGGTCGAGCCGCTTGGCCAGGCGCACCTGCGGCACGAGGACGAAGATCGGCACGGTCTGGGCCCCGGAGAGCATCCCGTCGCGGCGGCGCCGGCCCTTCTTGGCGGCAGCCAGACCCCGGCGGCTCAGGCGGGCGTCCTCCGCGACCAGGAGCGCGGTCCGGCCGCGGCGGTAGACGAAGCGCAAGCGCTGGCCCGTCTGGCGCTCCCAACGGGCGGGGGTCATCTTGCGCCCGCCTCCCGCCCGCCCGGCGGCCGGCAGCGGGATCGCCAGCCAGAACCCGTTGGGCGAGCGGATCAGCGCCCCCTCCTCGTAGGCGCCGACGATGTGCGGAGCCTTGGCCCAGACCAAGGCGGCCGCGTCGAGCGAGGCCGTGCCCTTGGGATAGGTCTCGCCCCGGATGCTGTTCGCGAGGCGCGCGCCCAGGGCCCCTCTGACCTGGCCACGCCAAGCCGCCTTGAGTTCGGTCTGCGCCTGCCCGATAGCCTGCGTCACTACCCGGGCCGATCGCTCGGCCTCCACCCGCAGGGCCACGCGGAGATCGCCCTCGATCCGGACCCCGAGTCTCATTGCGGCTCCGTCTCCACGGTCCAGACGAGGCCCAGCCGGTCGCGGCGCGGCTCGCCCAGTACCAGGTAGGCCTCGGACCCGATCACGATCCGGTCGCCCTCGGCCGGGCGCGCGAGATCGGCCACGCGCAGGTCGAAGCGCGCGGCGTCCGTCAGGATGCGCGCCTGGCCGAAGGCGACCTCGGCGTCCGGCGCGCGCCGGATGACCCGCACCGCTTGGCCCGCGCCCGCGCCTCCGGTGAACCACAGGGCGTCCAGCGCCATGTTGGGATCCGCGAAGACACGGTCGATGGCGCGGGCCACGGCGGTCATGGTCAGACGGTGCCGTTGAGCCGGACCGAGCCGACCGCGGCGCCGGCAGCAGCTGCGGCCAAGGCGCAGCCGATCAGCTTGTTGCTGCCGACAACGCTCGTGCAGAGCTTGGCCGAGTTGTCCCAGTAAATCTTCACGCCCTGGGCCCAAGCCTCGGCCGGGACCTTGTCGAGCTCGGCTCCGCCACGGGTCTTGATCTCACCCTGGGCGCCCGAGGCGATGTCGGTGGTCGCGACGCCGAACAGGTCGCCGACCAGCACGCCCTTGCCGGACGCGACCGCCGCCGTCGCGGTGATGGTGACGGCGTCGCCGTCGGAGATGTAGTTCTTCATGCTGATGAACCTTCAGGAAAGGGGTTGGGCGCGGCGGATCGGCCCGCCACGCCGCTCGGCGGGCCTGGGGATCAGGCCGCCGCGCCGGGGTTGCGGTAGAGGCCGCGGTGGTCGATCGCGGCGGCCGCGAAGTCGTGGCGCGCCTTGAACTCCATGCCGTCCACCTCGAAGCCCGCACGGGTCTCGGTGTGCACGCCCTCGTTGCCGTCCAGGTAGGCGTACTCGACGGTGTCGATGCGGGCGGGATCGGCGGCGAGGTACCAGGGGTCTTGGCCCGCGGCGGGGATCAGCCGCGCCTCCTCGACCACCTGCAGGCGGCCCGAGAAGGTGTTGACCTCCGCCGTGCTCGAAGGCGTGGTGGCGGTCACCTGCTTGCGCGCCTCGACCGACCGCTGGCCCGGGGGCACCAGGATGAACTTCGGCAGGATCGAGATCAGCCGGCCCTCCAAGCCCTTCTGCTTGCCGAAGTCGCGATAGGCGGCGGCCAGCGCCGTCTCGTTGATGGTCGCGCCGGTCCCAACGTTGCCGTGATCGGCATGGAACAGGGCCTTGCCGTCGGCCATCGCGGCGTTGGCGAGCAGGATGCCGTAGACGATGTCGCTCTCGAGGTCGGCCGCCGACGCGCCCCAGGCCTCGGGCATGCGGGTGAAGGCGTCGAGCTCGTCATTGATCAGCGCCTGGCGGGTGATCGGGAAGATGCGCCCGAAGGTGGCGAGGCCGTAGACCGCCTTGCCCTCGCCCATGGTGCCGTACTTGAACTCGCCGTTCTCGTTGACCTTCAGAAGGTCGGGAGCGCCGCCGAGCTGGGCGCGGGTCACGGGCCGGAAGTCGGCGATGGTCGCGCGGCGCGCCCAGGCCTGGAAGGTGCGGGGCGTCGATTCGTAGGCCGCGCGCAGGGTGCGGTTGGCGACGTTGCCGAGGATGGTCGGGAAGTCGCTGGCGGAGTGGTAGCCCGCCGAACGCATGGTGAAGGCCGAGGCCGCGACCTCCATCTTCGACATGCCCCGGGTCGAGACGCCGCGCCGTCCCAGGACCTCACGGGCGAGCTCGAGGAGCGACAGGCCCCGGAACTCGCGCGCGCCCTCGGGCAGCTGCTGCCCCGAGGGGTTGTGACGGTGCATCAGCGCGGAGGCCACGGCGTCGCGGAAGGCGGTCTCGGTCGCGCCCTGGCTGCGCGCCTGCGCAGGCACGGGCTCCACCACCCGACCCGCCGGGTCGCTGCCGGCCAGGTGGTCGAGGATCGCGGACCGGGCGGCGTCGAGCGTGGCGCCCTCGCCGATGAGCGTGTCGGCCAGCGTCTCGGGGGCGCCGTGCCGCCGGCAGAGTTGCGAGATCTCGGACACGCGGCGGCGCTCCTCGGCGCGGATCGCGTCGGCCGAGGTGGCCTGCGGGCTGCCGGGCGGGGTGGGGACGGTCCGCGTCTCGGTGCCGGGCGCAGCCTGGTCTTCGTTTTCCATGGTGGTTCTCTCACGCTGAGCCGCGGGCGCGGCGGGGGTGTCCTTCCGGGTGAGGACGCAAGGGGCGAGCGCGTCGCGGCTGGCCTCGCCGGACCGGACGTGCGCTCCCGGATCGGCGGGCATGGCGACCGCCGAGATCTCGAAGGGCTCCCAATCGACGGCCCGCCACAGCTCGCGCTGGCCTTCGCGATTGGTGATCTCATAGCGGTGGACCCGATAGCCCACCGAGACGAAGCGGACCGAGCCCTCCATGATGCGCTGGACGGCGTCGGCCGCATCGGCGGCCTCGGTCAGGCGGACCGTGGCATGGCCGAGGCTGCCCTCAATGCGGACGGAGCCTGGCACCACCGAGCCCAAGACGCTGCCCAAGCTCCAGGAGGAGTGCGAGTCGAGGAACGGCGCACCCGCGTTGAGCCGATCAAGCCGCACGGCGTTGCCGCTGACGATCAGCTCCTCGTCATACTCGACACGTTCGTCCCAGCCTTCCCAGCGCGCGCGCTGGACGGTGGCGCCGGTGGTCCAGACCACCTCGATCGTGCGGGCTTCGGCGTCGATGCTTGCCGGGCGCACCTCGGCAGCCCGCCCCAAGAGGGGCAGGAGGGCGTTTCGTTGGGGCATGGGGGTCTCCTGTCCCTAGCTGGTCTCAGGGGGCTGGGCATCCGTCCCATCGGGGACGGCGCCGGATGCGGTGCTCTGCGCGACCCCGACCTTGGACACGTGGCGGGGGTCGCTGTCGAAGACGAGGGTGCGGCCGTCGGCGGCTTGGGCGTCGGCGGCCCACTCCTCCAGGATCTCCTCAGGATCGTAGCCGCGCCGCGCGATCATCTGCGATCGGGTCGCGAAACCGGCCCGCACCTCGGCCAGGTCGGCCGCGACGTCCTGCAACGGGTTGACGCTCTCGAAGCGGGGCGTGGCCCATTCCGCCGGAATCGGCCGGTCGGGCAGAAGCCCGGCGAGCTGCGCGGCCTCGACGAACCACCGCCACATGGGCTCGCAGAACATCGGGATCACGGTCTTCCACTGCAGCTGATCGACCATGCGACGGAACTCGTTGAGCCCGATCCGGTTCGAGGCGAAGTTGGCCTGGCTCATGTCGCCGGTCATCAGCGCATAGGGCACCCGCCAGCCGGCGGCGACGATGTGCATCTGTACCCGGTTCCACTCGGCCACCCCACCCGTCGCGGCCGGCTGGTTGAACTTCACGTCCTCGCCGCCATTGGCATAGGCCAGCATGCCGGGGGAGAACTCCTCCACCACGTTGCCGGACCCGTCCACCAGCCTGCCGTTGAGCCCGCGCCCGGTCGTCCCGTTCGGCGTCGCGTCGTCTTCGCGGATCACCACGCCGACGAGGCAGGCCTCGGTTTTCTTCCGCAGGAGCTCGGCGTGGTGCCAGTCGCCCAGGTCCCGCAGGCTGCGGATCGCGGGCACGCCCCAGGGGGTGCCGCGCGACTGGATGCGCTGGCGCTCGAAGAGGTGCGCGACCTGGGTGGCCGGGATCCGCACCGATTGCAGGCTGCGCGCCAGAGGGGTCCGCTCGCCCGGATGCTCCGGGAACATCCAGTAGGCCGAACGCCGGCCCGTACGGTCGGTCTCGATCCCCTGCGAGATGCGAGCGCCCGTGGCCTCCTGGGCGGATTTGCTCCCGTCGAGGTGATCGGCCTCCCTGATCTCGATCTGGAGAGGCACCGTCAGGCCCCGGCCCGCCGGCATGGGGCGGCGGAGCGCGAAGGCGTCGCCACCCTCCAGCATCTCCCGCACCGCGAGCGCCTGGAGCCCGTAAACGTCGGTGTGGCCGTGCGCGTCGCACTGCTTCGACCAGACCTTCCAGAGGTCGTTGACCTTCTTGTCGAGAGCCTTGTCACCGGTGCGGGCGCGCGGCCGGATGCCCGGGCCCACGATGTTGTTGACCAGGACCTGCAGGGCCTGCGCGGCCAGAGGGTCGTTGCGCACCAGGTCGCGCATCCGGTCCCGCAGGGTGCCGCCGGCCGCGCCGATCTCCGCGTCGGCCGAGGTGCCGGCCGTCCGCCAGCCGTCGGTGCCCCGCCCCCGGGCCGCCGCGTCATAGCCTCGGCGGGTGACCGACAGCGCCACCCGCTCGGCGAAGCGCCGGCGCGCCCATCGGGGCGAGACCCGCGCGATGGCCTCGTCCAGGAGGCCCCAGCGGACCCCGTCGTCAGGCGCGCCCATCAGGACCTCCGGAAGCTGGCAAACCCCACGCGCGGGCGCGGGTTGCCCGAGGTGGCGGCGATTTCCGCCTCGATCACCCGGATGCGGGCCAGGAGCGCCGCCCCGTCGTCGTATCGGGTGCTGACCCCGTCATAGCGGACCTCGAGCACGCCGCTCGCATAGGCCGACTTGAGCGCGTCGATCTCGGATTGCGTCCAGGCCATCAGGACAACCAGCCTTTCCTTCGGGGCCCCAGATACCCGTCCGGGCGACCGGAGGGGGAACTGGGCGCCGCGTTGCCACCGGGGGTCGCAGGGGCCGCGGCAGCCACCGGCGCCGCCGCCTCCGCGTCAAAGAGGTCCGGCTGCGGCTCAAGGGGCGCACCGCCCCGCTCCGCCTCCAGCCGGTCCCACTGCTCGTCCGTCAACGAGGTCCAGCCGTGCCGCCGCGCGGCCGCCTCGGCGTAGTTCATCGTGTCCAGCGCCTCGTTTCTGCGCGTGGCCTCCACCAAATCCCAGGAGCTGGTCAGCACGCCCGTGCGGGACCGGCGCAGGACCCGCACCTCCGAGGTCACCTGCCGGAAGTACTCGTCGCCGAGGCCCCTGGCGAAATGCACGTAGCCACGCTCGATCGGGTCGAGCTTGGCAAGCCAGGTGTAGAAGTCCGCCTTGAGCTGGCTCACGTTCAGCATGAAGGCGCGCTTCTGCGCCCGCTTGGCTTGGCCGTCGTTGCGGCGCTCGAACTTCATGGGCAGGAGCACAGGCCCCGTGGCCGAAGTTGCACCCTTGACCAGGATGACCCGATTCCAGGGGTGGCGCTTGCCGTAGGCCCACACCTCCTCGGTGAAGGTGCCCACGTCGATCGCCATCATGTCGAGCGGCAGCCGCAGCCCCCGTTCAGTGCGCCAGGTCGCCTTGAGCAGCGCGTCGAGGGCCTCGCGCCCCTTCTCGTCCCCGATGAAGTGCGGGATCACCCGATAGTCCACGACCCAGCGACGGTAGCCTCGCCCGAAGGCCACCACCTGCACCTCGATCCGGTCGCCTTGGCAGTCAACGCCGGCGGCGAGGATCACGCCCTGGGAGGGCACCACGCCGACCGGCAGGCCCTCGCCCGAAGCCGCGTTCTCCACCCGGTCGCGCAGCTCGGTCCAGTCGGGCCCCTTGCTCGCCTGTTCGTAAGGCAGGCCCAGCACATCGTTGAAGAACGTCTGCTCGGTTTCCGCCTCGACAGCCTTGGCGAGCGCTGGCTCGGCCGCCGCGCCTACCTCGCCCAGGCTGGTCCAGCCCATGGCGCGCGCGTAATCGAGCGCGATCGACGCCCAGTCCCGCTGCGGCGCGTAGGCCCGCCACAGGTGGAAGCCCGGATGGTCGCCCCGTGGGTTGCTAGGCACCCAGTCGCCGACCGCCACGATCCGCACCTTGTCGGCGTGGCTGATGACGCACCCACACGAGTCGCACGTGAAGTGCGCCGCGTGGAGCCGCTCGGGCTCCAGGTTGCGCCGAAAGTTCTCCCAGGTCAGCGGCGCCCGGTGCCCGCAGTGCGGGCAGGGCACGTGGTAGAAGCGGCGATCCGAGCGGTCGAAGGCCCGGGTGATTCGGCAGGTGCCCTTGATGAGCGGAGTAGAGACCCGCAGGATCTTCGCGTCCTCGAAACCCGAGGCCCGCGACAGCGACAGCTCCTCCGGGTCGCCCTTGTCGGTCTGCTCGAACTTGGACAGGTCGTCCATGATCACCAGCCGCCGCGAGGTGCCGGTGAGGTCGGCGGGCGAGCCGGCCGAGGCGACCTTGAGCGAGCCGTTGCGCGCCAGGGTCTCCTGGTTGAACTTGGCGTCCTTGTTGTCGCCGCCCCGTCCGTCCCCGAAGATCCGGCGCAGCCCCTCGGCCTGCCGGCGCATCGGCAGCCACTTGTTGTCCACCCACTCGGTCGCGGCCGACATCGTCGGGTGCACGACCAGGCTGTCGAGCGGCGTGTGCTCGTGCCAGGCCCCCAGCGTCGGCTGGATGATCGACACCGTCTTGCCCCACTGGGCGCTGCCCCGGATCGTCACCTCCCGCGCGGGATGCTCCGGCGACAGGCACTCGTGGATCTCCCGAAGGAACGGGAAGCGGTCGATGCGGAACGGTCCCGGCATGGGCGACCGCTCGTCGAAGACGATGTTGTCCTCGCACCACCGCGTGATGTCCGGCGGCGACGGCGGGGCCAAAGCGTCGGCGAGCGCGCGGGCGATCACCGCCTCGGCCGAGGCCAGGAACCCCATCAGACGTCCGCCTCGCCCTCGGCCGGCGTGAGGTCGGCCGCATCGGCCGCCTGCACCAGAGCCTCCGAGCGGTGCGCGCGGTGGCCGCGCCAGGTCGCGACCAGGATCTGGCGCACGGACTTGTAGTCCACGCCCAGCTCGTCGGCCACGCGCCGCGACGCCTCGCGAAGCACCGTCTCGAACTCGGCGACCTCCTGGGCGATCAGCCGTTGGGTCTGCCGCGCCGCCTCGGCTGCCAGGACGAAGGTTCCCTCCGCCTCGAGGTTCTGCCGGCGCAGCCGCCGCGCCTCTTCCTCGGCCTTGAGCGTGCGCGCCAGCTCGTAGCGGTCGCCGTCGCCGGCGGGGAGCTCTGTGGCTCCTCCGCCGGTCGGGGGCGGCAGCGGGAGCATACGCGGGGGTGCCTGCTCCCCCATCTCCCGCTGCACGGCCAGAGCCTGCCTCGTGCCCGCGCCGTTCCCCATCATCTGCCCCGGGTCGAGTCGCCGGCCCAGGGCCTCGAAGCACTTGTCGCTGTCGAACCGCCGGGCCTGGCCCTCGCCCACGTAGCAGCCGGCGAGCTTGCCGTCGGCCACATACTGACTGACCCGCGCCCGCGACACGCTGAGTCGCTCCGCCAGCTCAGAAGCCCGGACCATCGCCATGTCGCCGCCCCGCTGAACTCTCCTGTTAAGCCCGGTTAAGGCTTTGCCGACTGTTAAGCCGCGCGAAACTCATGCGCTCAGCCGCCCCGTATACGGCAGGTGCCCCGGAAGGACCCAAGACCCCCCGGCCTAGGCCGGGATGGGCCGGATCGACCCAAAGTCGGGGCCAGCGAGGTGGGATCGACCGGGGCGGCCCAACCCGACCGCCCCGGTACGGGCCGCCTCCCCCCAGGAAGGACCGCCCGCAACGAGAAGCGCCCGGCCGGGTCTCCCCGCCGGGCGCATCTCTGCATCATGTCGCTACCGCTACGTCCGGTTGACCTAAGCCGTCAAGAGGGTTGTTAGAGCCCGTAGAGCCGGTCCAGCGCGGCACAGAGCGCGGCCCTCAACACGGCAAGGCTTTCGGTTCGCGCCGACCACCCCCGCCGCTGGAGCAGCGCGCTCAGGGTGAGACCCTCGCAGCAAACCGCATCCACCAGATCGGCCACCGTGATCGTGCGCCCCAGCTCCCGCGTCGCCCGATTCGTGGCGGCAAGCACCCGCCCCCCCTCCTTGCGGACGACGGTCGCGGCCTGCCGCCGAGGGGCCAGCGCCAGCTCCCGCCCGATCGCCGCCCGCATCCGGTCCAGCCGTTCGCCCCGCTGGATCACGCCGTCGATCCACGACCCCTGCCCCGACCCGCCCGACTGCCCCAGCGCCTCCACCGAGGTGCAGCGCACCCCCTCGCTCAGGCACCGCTCCCGCAGCCGTGCATACTCCCGCCCCGCCTCGACCTGGGCGACCGTGTAGGGCGGAGCCGCATCCTTGTCCCGCCGCCGGGCTTGCATGGTCATCACGTCAAAGGCATCGGCCAGCGCCACCGGGTGGAACCCGTCCCGCGTCACCGCCCGCGCACGCGGCCCGGCGTCCGTCCAGACCGTCTCGGCCTGCGGCGCCACCCGCATCGGCCCCCGCGCCGGCGCGGCGACGATCTCGGGGCTCGCCACCTCGGGCACGGCCGCGCGCGCCTTGACCGCCTCCACCGCCGCCCGGTCCCGCTCGGCCCGAGCGACGGCCCGACGACGCAGGCAGGCCAGCCGCTCGCCCACCTCCGCGGCCCCGCAGGCCATGGCCAGCGCGTCCCGACCCTCGCCCGGCACCGCCCCGCAGGCCGGGCACCGGCCCTTGGGAGGCGTGGGAGGCACGTGGGAGGCAAGCGCCACGGCCTCGATTTGGGTCTCGATCTTCATCCTGTTGTTCCTGCTCGGCTTTTCGTTTGTTTGGGAAGGTAGGGAGGCTAGGGAGGGTTTTCAGGAAAGTCCTACAGGAAGACCTCTCTTTCTCGGGGTCACCCCCTCTTTCACGCGCGCGCGTGCGCGTGTGGGACTTTCCCCAAATGCCTCCCCAGCCTCCCTAGCTTCCCACGCCACGCCGCATCCCCTTGTCCTCAAAGCCATTCCCCCCCGGACCCCTGGAAGGGGCGCGCCGACCGCCACCCTCCCGCCACCTTCCCTAGCCTCCCGTCAGAAGTCATTGAGGGGGTCCGGGGGAGCGGCGGAGGCGGACGCGGCCACGCCGACGGGGCGGCCGTCGCGGTCGCGCGGCGCGGCGCGGAAACGGGCGGCGAAGTCGCGGGCGAGGCGGATGCCCTCGTACTGGCTCAGCGAGGACTTGCCCTTGTCGAACCGCTTGCCGGTGTGCGGATGCTTCCAGACCCGGCTCTTGGTCGCGACCTGCTTGGTCAGGCTGGTGGGCTGCCGCGTGTTCCATCCGCGCTCGATGAAGTAGTAGTTGATGGCGTCCACCATCTCGCGCGACTGGATCACGTCGCCCGCGTCCCCCGTGACCTCGCAGGCCATCATCAGGAAGGCGTTGAGCGGGTCGCTGTCCTCGCGGTACTCGCCCGTGGCCTCCTGCACCGAGGCGGGCGGGGCCAGCCCCTGCTCCAGGACCATCAGCGCGCCCTGGACCAGCCAGGCCATGATGCCCGCCCCTTCCCGCGACAGGAGCTTCTCGACGAAGCGCTCGTCCTGCTCACTCTCGGGGATGGTGACGCTGAACGGCACCAGCAGGATGCGCCGCCAGATGCCCATGTCGGTGCCCGAGATCTCGGGCTTGTAGTTCGACCCCATGGTGATCTTGAAGAACGGGTCGATCTCGATCTGCGAGCCGTAGTTCGGCCGCACCGGGATCGGCTCGCCGCCGGTCATCGCCTTGACGATGCCCTCCTGCAGGGCGACCCCCTTCTCGGGCTCCGAGGTCCGCACCAGGCGCGCGTTGATCAGCGGGATCAGGTCCGGCGTCGCATCCGCCCCGCCCCGCTTGTTGTCCCCCGTGATCGTCTCGATCTTCATGGTGGCGGCGTAGTTCCCCAGGAGCCGCGCGATCGTGTCGACCAGCACCGATTTCCCGTTCGCCCCATCCCCGTAGAAGATCGCCATCTTCGACGACTTGAGCCCCAGCGCGTTGAGCCCGAGCCAGCGCTGGACGAACTGCCGCATCGCCAGGTCCGGCAGCACCCGCTCCAGGAAGGCCACCCACAGGTCGCAGGCCGCGTCCGGGTCGTAGGCGAATGGGGCCAGCTTGGTGATCCGCCGCGCCCGGTCGTGCGCCAGGACCTCGACCTCGGCCCGCTTGCGCCCGCCCTCCACCTCCACCCGGAACCGCAGCAGCCCCGACAGGGTGTTGAGCTCGAGCGGGTTGCTGTCGAGATCGCCGATCGGCACCGACAGCCGTGTGCGGCTCTGGTCGATCATGTTCTTGATCTTGTCGCCGTTGCCCGAGGCCAGCGCGAAGGCCTTGAGGTGCCCGGCCACCGCCTTGTGCTTGGCCAGCCGCTTGCGGGCCTTCTCCAGCTCGCCCGTGACCTGCTTCAGCTCGGCCTCGTAGCCCTCGGGCCGCTGGCCCTCCGGCAGGAGGATCAGCTCCTCCTCCCGCGCCCGCAGCTTGCCCTCCCGCGCGATCAGCACCGACACGACGCCCGCCACGTCGACGTGCCGCTCCTCCAGAGCGATCAGCTCGTGCATGGTCTGCGCCCGTTCCAGCACGCGCAGGGCCTTCTCGTCCTCGGCGTAATGGGTGCCCGCCCAGACGAACCAGCGGTCGAGCTGCGCCACGTACATCAGGTCGCGCCCGTGGTGGATGGCGAAGCGCCGCCCGTTGCCCACGTCGTTGAGCGGCTGCTTCGCGGCCAGCGCCACGGGATCCTCGGGACCTTGGTCGCCATCGCCGTCAGGGCCGCCTTGGGGGTCCGGGGGCCCATCCGGCCCGTCGAAGTCCGGCGGCGGCAGCTCGCCACCCGTGTCCTGGTCGTCGGACCCGGCATCGCCCGCCCCGTCCCCCGCGACCGGCACCCCGCCCATGTCGATGTCCTCAACCGTGATCGCAGCGCCGAACGTCTCTTGGAGCCGGGCTTGCAGGTCTTCAGCCGGGATCATTCCCCGTCCTCCTTGAGCCGCAGCCCCCGATAGCCCGAGGCGCTCGACTTCGCGGGCTCGACCTCGGGGCCGAGCAGGTCCGGCGTCTCGCGCACGATGGTGGCCATCCGCTTGGCGAACAGCGGGAAGGGCCAGCCCGGCTCGCCCGCCTCCGCGCGCCACGCCTCGAAGGCCAGCCACAGCGCCGAGGTGCGGACGAAGTGGTTGTCGCCGCCCGGCTCGCAGCAGGCGATCAGGAACCGCGCCATCACGTCGCCTGGCCCCCGGCCCCGGCTCCGCGCGGCCTCCGGCAGCGGCGGCAGCGGCGATTCGGCCCACAGCGCGCGGGCCGCCTCGCGCCCCGCCACCTTGCGCGTCAGCTCGATCAGCCGCAGCCAGCCCTCGACCGTCTCGGGCCGCGACGGCATGAGCGCCTCCGGCTCCCGGCCTTCGATCTCGTAACGACCCGTCCGGCGCAGCGCCGGCACTACCTGCGAGGTGATCCATTTGCGGAACCGCTTGGCCTCGGGCTTCCGGCTGGTCAGGACGAGGGCGTAGAGGCCCGACTCCGAAATGATGATCAGCTTGCGCGCGCCGCCCCTTTGACCCTCAGCACTGCTTAGGGTCATTCCGTTGGCATGGAGGGCGTCAGCACTGATGACCTTCTTCTCGTCGTCATCGAGGCCAGCGACTGCCATCGTCGGATTTGAGTGGCCCAGCACCCGGCACACGTCGGCGGCGACGAACCACGGCTCCCCGTCGATCATCACGATGCGAACGGGCTGGCTGACCTCCTCCCCGTCCTCGGTGGGATCGGCGGCGAAGTCGAAGATGATGAGATCGTCACCCACGGCGCACCTCCGCCTTCGGCTGGTGGGGACTGGACAGCCGCAGTCGCGCCCGCGCGCGCTCGGCCAAGCCGGGCAACTGCTCCGCCCAGGTGGTGCCGTCCGCGTCGTGGATCACGGCGATCTGCGCGTCGGCGTCGTCCAGGCTCACCACGTCGCGGGTGAGGATCGCCTCCCCGACCGCCTTGTAGGCGGCGTAGAAGGCGTCCACCGGCGCGTCGCTCAGCCAGCGCCGGTTGGTGAGGTCGAGGAAGGCGTCATACAGCGCCGCCAGCTCGCGCGAGGTGCAGGCGTCGAGGTCCAGGGTCAGCGTCAAAAGGGGGTGTTCGGCCATGGCCGGTCTCCTCAGGTTCGGATGAACCCGGCGACCAGCTCTCACCCTGGTGGCCGGGCAACGCAGGGTTGAGAGACCGCCCTGAGGAGCGGCGAGCCTTGCGGCTCCCCTACGCGCCCGACCATAAGGAACGCCGCCCCCGAGACGGGTAGCGGCGTGCGGATGCACCTCAGCTATAGACGGGCTCTCAACCCCGACCGGCCCTTTTCTGACCGGCAGGCTCAGGTTGCGCGCAGGCGGAACGGAAGTCAAGGCCGGTTTCCGCATCACGAAAACCCTTGCGCCCGGCATTTTTCGTGATACATTATCCCCCATGAAGATCGTGTGGGATGAACCGAAGCGGCAAGCGACCCTGAAGGATCGGGGCCTCGACTTCGCCGACCTGACACCGGAGTTCTTCGCGGCCGCGCTGGTTCGTCCAGCGAAGGAAGGCCGATTGATGGCTTTGGGCCGGCTCGATGGCCGCATCCTGGCCGTCGTCGTCCGGCTCCTGGGCCGCGAGGCGCTCTCGGTCATCTCCATGCGGCCGGCCAGCAAGAAAGAAAGGGCGCTGCTATGACCAGGAAGAATCTCATGACGGAGTTCGAGCCGGGGCACGGCTTTACCCAGGAGGACTGGGACGAGGTGAAGGAGGCCGAGGCCGAGTCCACCGACGAGGAGCTGGCGCAGTTCCGCCCGATGTCCGAGGCGATGCCCGACCTCTATGCCGCCCTTCAGGAGGAGATCGCCCGCCGGCCGGGCCGCCCCAAGTCGCCCGCGCCCAAGGTGCAGGTCTCCCTGCGCCTCGACCCCGACGTGCTCGACAAGTTCCGGGCCACCGGCAAGGGCTGGCAGGGCCGCGTCAACGCCGCGCTGAGGGCGGCGAAGCTCTGATCCACGGCGGGGCGCGCTCACGACCGCCCCTCCGCGTCCGCGATCATTCCGGCGAGCCGCGCGTGCGCCTCCTCCAGCAGCCGCACCGTCCCGCCATCGATGTCGGCCCACCACAGCAGCCGGATGACCTCCGCGACCGCCCCCTGGAACTCCGCCAGCACCCCGTCGAACCGCGCGTGATCGCGCTCGGTGCGCCCCTGCGGCCCCGGCCGGCCCCACAGCCGCCGCTCGTGCTCGCGCGCGACGTACCAGGCCGCCTTGCGCAGGTCCGGGGCGGCCGCGCCCTTGAGCCCCGCCCGCCACAGGTACTTGACCGCGTTGCCGAGGCAGAACCCCATCGCCTCGGTCATGGCGATGCACTCGACCGACCGCGAGGTGTAGTGGCCGGGCCGGGTCACCGGATCGGCCGCGCCGGCGCGGGCCGACCGGAACACGGGCCCGGCCTCGGCCGGGACGGGGGTGGCGTGGATCATGATGTCCCTCTCGCGCCGGCGGTCCCGGCGTCCATCAGCAGGTCGTTGAGATCGCGGCCCTCGCCCGGATGGACGATCGACGCGCGCGTGACGGTGGGCACCCGGGCCCGGGCGCGCCGCAGCCCCGCGAGGAGCTTGGCGCGCGTCAGGCGGGGATCGCTGTCCCCGTCCTGGATGAAGAGGAGCCACTCGACCCCGCGCGGCGGCAGGAACGCCTCGTGCTCGTCGAGGTCGGGGACGCCGGCATACTTCATGCCCTCGCCCCGCATGATGCGCGCCCCGCCCATGTGGCCGAGGTCGATCCCCGCCCAGTAGGCCGCCCCGGGGATGGCGTCGGCGGCCAGCGCCGGCAGCGTCGTCTCGATGCCCTCGCCCATCACCAGCGCCCGGAACGCCTCGCCCCGATGGTGGCTCAGCCGGATCGCGCCGCGCCGCTTGCTGCCCCAGACCTTCTTGGCCGGGCGCGGCCGTCCGGCGGCGTCCAGCCCGAGGTCCGCCTTGCCCTTGGGCCGGCTCAGGTCCAGCCAGGTCCGGTGCACGCCGATCAGCCCGCCGTTCGGCCCCTGGATCAGCGCCAGCATCGCCGGGCCGCGGTGGATCGTCTCGGGCTTGCCGCCCTCCTGGATCACGTAGGCCAGGTCGGGCGCGTAGCGCAGCACGGCCGGCGGCGCGTCGACGATGGACGCAGGCATCGCCCGCAGCGCGAGGTAGTCGGCGACCGGCGACCCCTTGGCCTCCCGTCCGCCCCGCCAGAGCGCCCGCGCCGAGGCGATGGCCTCCCCCCGCCGCCGCTCCGCCTCGGCCTCGCGCCGCGCCAGCTCGCGCGCGTGCGCCTCGTCCCGCCGCGCCCGCTCCTCGGGGTCGATCTCGACGGCCGCGCCGCCCTCCAGCCAGGTAAGAGCCCCCGCGAGGTCGCACCCCAGCACCAGCCGCACGAGGCTGATCGCGTCGCCCTTGGCCTCGCAGCGGCGGCAGTTGAAGACGTTCTTGCGGACGTTGATCCCGAAGCGGTCCACGCCCCCGCAGGCCGGACAGGGCCCCACCAGCTCGCCCGACACCCGCGACAGCCCTTGGACGCCCAGCATCTCGGCAACGCGGGCCACCTCGCGGCGCCGCGCGTCCTGAAGGCGGGGATCCTCCGCGACGGCCATCAGAAGCCCGCCCGGCTGTGGATGACCTGCACCAGCACGTCGCGCAGCCGCCAGTCGCGGGAATGCTGCGACTCGTCGCTCGGGATCGCGCCGATCACGCGCTCGGCGGCGATCCGCAGCCCCAGCACCCGGTCGTCCTCGACCAGCGCCAGCTCGTCGCACAGAGCGCGCATCCGGCCCCGGCACTGGGCGCGCAGCTCGGCCCCCCACCCCAACAGGTACAGCGTGGTGGCATCGATCAGCCGCAGCGCCGCGCGGCGCTCCAACTCCGTCAGGGGCTTGGCCAGGGACCGGATCGGAGGGGTCCCGCCGTCAGCCACGGCCCACCCCCCAGTCCAGCAGGAAGTCCCGCAGCGCCCGGCCCGCGTCCTCCGGGGCTTCCGCGACGCGGCCCCGGAACGCGCCCAGGGCGGGCTCGGCCAGGTCGCGATCGGCGCGCGGAAGCTGCCCGACGGCCGCCTCGAGCGGCGCGAGCTCGCGCGCCACGCGCGGCGGCAGGTCGCGCGCCAAGGCCCGCTGCGCCAAGGCCAGCGCCTGCAGGCCGAAGGCCACGCGCGGGCTGTAGGGGGCATGGGCGAAGCGCATCACGCCACCCCCGCGCGAGCGCGCAGCTCGGCCACCAGCCAGCCCTGCCCCTCGACCGTGCAGGCCAGCCGCATCCGGCACCGCCCGTCCACCACCTGCCGCACCTCGGCCTTGATCGGCGCGCTCAGCCGCTCCCAGCGGGCCAGGGCCACCTCGCGCCGCACCCCGGCCGCCGCGAGCTCGGCCAGCACCGCCTCCCGCCGCCCACCCAGCAGCCCCTCGACGAGCTGGAGATCGAGCGCCGGCGTCCAGGGCGCGCGGTGGTCCAACTGGTCGAGGTGCCGCGCCACGGCGTCGCGATCCGCACCCACGCGCGTCGGGGCCGCCGGCGCGGGCCGGTCGAAGCCCGCATGGGCATGATGCCGCTCGCGCAGCACCGGCTTGTCGGCCACCCGTGTCGCCCGCAGCTCCGCCATCACGGCGGCGACCACGGGGGCCACGGCGGCCGCGCGGGCAGGGGCCGGAGCGGCGGGACGCGCCACGACGACGGGCAGCGGCGCCGGCGCGGGCGCGAGGACGGGCATGGGCAGGACCTCCGGCTCGGGACTGGGATCGGGGTGCGAGGCAGCCTCCAGCTCCGGCCGGCGCACCACCAGGACGACGACGGGCGCCGGTTGCGGATCGGGCGCGGGCGCCGGTTGCGGATTGGGTGTGATTTTCGGATTTGGTTGCGGCAGGGCCTCCGGCTCCGGCGCGACCGCGACGGACGGCTCACCCCCGCCCGGCAGCACCAGCCCCGTGCGGATGACGATCTCTGCGCCCGGCACCAGGTCCACCCGCGCCCGGCCCAGCACGGCCAGCGCCTCCTCGACGCGCGCCAGCCGCCGCGACAGCCCGCGCCGCTCGGCCGCGGACAGGTCGGGCAGCCCCAGCGCGACGGCGAGGCGGGCGGGACGGGACGGCGAAAGGCTCTGCTCCATGATCAATGCTCCGGGCAAAGGAGGGGGACGGATGGCAGTCCGTCCCCCAGGGACGCGCGCCAGGCAGGGGCGAGGGCGCGCGGAACACGGGGACCCGTCCGCGGTCGGACGCGCGGACGGGCCAGCCCCTGCGCGGGAGGGAGACGCAGGGACATGGGGGCCCGGACTGTTTCCGCCCGCGCATCCAGTCCGCTCCGTTTCCCTAAAATTGTCGCCATACACGCTACGGTTGTATTGGCGGCTGTGGAAAGGCGGGGCGCGGCGCGCATGGGGGTCAGTCTCGGATGCTCGGGAGGGGGTGAAAGAGGGGCCGGGTCAGGCCGGGTCGTCAGGGGTAGCGGGCGAGGACGCCCGCGCGGCGTGACAGCGCCGCGCGGGCCGGCACCCGCGACGGCGGAGCAACCGCCGCGGATGAGGCATGGGGGCCCGTGCCAGTCACGGTGCGGGCCCGGCGGTCGTCTCCTCGGCCAGTGGGAAGAAGTCCTCCCGGCCAAGGGGAAGGCCGTTGGCCTGCGCGACGGCAAGAACCTCGGGCTTGCTGGGATCGGGGATGGACCCGCGATCCTTCCAACTCTTGACCGTGGACACGGGGCGTTTGATGGCCGCCGCCATCGGACGGATGCCACCAAACGCATCGACGATTTTGTTGACGTAAGTCATGTTCGCAAGATGCGCTAATGTCGTTCGCAACGCAAGCGCGATTTGCGAACGGACGACGGGCGCAAAATGCGTCATGGCTCCGCGCATGACACAGGTCAGCGACGTCGCCCTCCGGCTCCGGGATATCCGTCAGCGCTCCGGTTTTTCGGTGCGGGGCTTTGCCGAAGCTTTGGGCATGACCGCAGGTGGCTACAAGCACTACGAGGATCGCTACAAGCGACCTTTCTTTCCCCGGGATTTTGTCGAGGATCTGCTGCACGTGCTTGTCCCACGCGGTTTTAATCCGACCGAGCTGCTGGCCTTGGCCGGCGAGGATGCCGACCCGGCGGGCGCAGCCGAATCGCACCCCGTCGCCGCGGTCGAGGGCAAGGCCCTCATCCCGCTCTACGACGTGGCGGCCAGCGCCGGGCCCGGCACCTACGTGGACAGCTACGAGCCGATCGCCACCAGCCTCGCCCTCCCCGAGGACTACCTCCGCCGGATCACGCGCGCGCGCCGGGACGATCTCGCCATCATCAGCGTCAAAGGCGACTCGATGTGGCCTACGCTTAAGGACGACGATATCGTCCTGCTGGATCTATCCAAGCGCAGCACGGCCTTCGACGGCCTTTTCGTGCTGCGCTTCCGCGACGCGCTCCACGTCAAGCGGCTCGGCCGGGGCTCCCGCCCCGACCTGGTCGCCATCATCAGCGACAACAAGGACTATCCGACGCAGGAATACCCCGCCGACGACGTCCAGGTGGTCGGCAAGGTTCTCTGGGTCGGAGGGAAGGTTTGAATAGATACAGTTTCGCGGGCGGGTTGCTGCAGGTGCTAGGCGGGCTGGCTTGGCTTGGCGGCGGCCTGTCACTGCTTGGCGGGCTCTACTGGCTCAGCCAGAGCGAAGTCCCGCTCGGTTTGGCAACAATGATCGTTGGGATCATCTCAGCTGTCGCCCTACTCGCAATGTGCGAGGTCGGGGCCGCAGTACTCGACCTCGCGGACAACTCCGCCTCCCTGTTGCATTCCCAGCGCGAGGCCGACACCAGGGCCAACAAAGCCGCGCAGATCCCCCAGCCCGCGCCGCCCGTCACGACTGCGGCATCGGCTCCCGCCGCGCCGCGTCCGCAGGCCGTAGATTCCCGCCGGTGGCAGTTCCTCAAGGAGGCCGACCCGGAGGTCGCGGCCGCCGCGACCCGCGTGGCTGGCCTGGGACCGGGCTACGAGGACCATCTCGCCGAACGGCTCCTCACCCTTGGCGACCGCGCCCTTCTGCCCGGCATCGAGCGCGGGCTGGCCGAGGCCGCCGAAGCGGAACGGCGGCGGCACGAAGAAGCGGTGGCGGCCATGGGCGAGGGCACCGCCCGCGAGCTGCAGACCTATCGCGCCTTGGTCGAGGCCAATGGCGGGCTCGACCCCAAGGAGAAGAAGCGTGTTGTCGACATCCAGCCCTACTCGGGAAGCTGGCTGGCCTTCCAAGGCGGCCTGCGGATCAAGCTCGAGGACAGCTCCTTCCTGTTGATGAAGGACGGCTTTGGGCGGCGGTTCCTTTATGATCCGGATGCCGGCTTTGGCCGGGGTCCGCTCCGAAAGGCCGAGTCAGAAGGTTAGACCAGGGCCCGAACGAGATGGACCCGAACCGGAGGAGCCGAATGATGCCTGACGACGCAGACTACGCCAAACTTCTGGCAAGGCTGGACGATCTCGAGAACCTGTCCCAGCATCAGGCTGGTGTAGTTATCGCCCTCTACAATGGGCTGAACCGGCTCAGCTCCGTCATGATCGGCGTCAACAAGTCCATCCTGAGCGCCGTCTTGGGTCGGGACGAACCGCCCGACCTGCAGAGCAAGCTTGAACAGGATGGTCAAACCTTGGCTGACACTCTCCACGACATAGCCAATCGGCTGGATTTGATGAATGACAGCCTCCGGTAGACCCACCCCCCCTGCACCCCCGCCGATCGACAAGCCCAGCAACGTCCTCGACTTCCCCGGATCGCGGCGGTCCTCGCCGTCCAGCAACGACAGCTTGCAGACTGATCCTTCGACCTCATATTCAGGTGGTGGAGGTGGCGGCATGGAAACCCGGTTGGCGGTCGTGGAGGTCAAGCTGGCGGCGGTGGAAACCCGCCTAGAGGCCATCGACACGCGTATGCGCGCCGTCGAGGCCAGCCTCGCGACCCTCACGGAGAGGGTGGCCCATCTGCCGTCCAAGGGCTTCATCGTCACCAGCACCATGACGACATTGGCCGTCGTGGCCGCCTTCGGCCTGTTCGCCGACCGATTGCGCGCCCTTTTGGGGCTCTGACGCCACCCAAACCACTGACCCAAGCCCGCCACTCCGGCGGGCTTTTTGCTGTCCGCCTCCATTGTCCACGATGGCGCAACTGTTCGTTTCAACCCTTCGATTCGGGTCTACAGCACTGGCTTGCGAACACTGTTGACGCAATTTGCGCTTGCGTGACTGTTCGCATTTTGCGAACATAGTCCTATGCCGCGCTCCTGCGGCTGGCAAAGGGACAGCATGTTCGGATTTCTCAACGGCAAGAAGGCCAGGAACGACCTCAAGGCGAAGCTCGCCGACAGCGCCAACCGCCTGAGCGGCCGGCTCGACTTCCTCCAGGGCGCGGTGTCGCTCGCCGCGCTCGTCATGGCCGCCGACGGCGAGATCGAGGCGGCCGAGCGCGACATGCTCGCGCGCTCGCTGCGCAACAACGACACGCTCAACGCCGCCTACACCGGCGCGCAGATCGACGAGGCGACGAAGCGGGCGCTCGCCAAGGCCGAGCAGGGCCGCACCGGCAAGAAGGCCCTCTGGTCCGAGGTCGAGGACCTGAAGGGCGACCCCGACGCCGAGACGGTGATCCTGATGGCGATGGACGTGGCCGACAGCGACGGCGACATGGAGCCCGCCGAGCAGAAGGTCCTGCGCGACGCCTGCGACCGGCTCGGCCTCAGCTTCGAGGCGCTGGTCTGATGCTGGCGGCGCTCCGCGAGCGGGCGCTGGCCTGGATGACGGCGGTGGCCGCCGTCCTCTTCCTCCTGCGATTCGCCCTGCCCGACCTGATGATCGACCTCGCCACGCTGGCACTGGTCCCGCTCACCGCCAGGGTCGCGGCCCCCGCCCCGTCCTGGCTGGGCCGGGCCACCCGCTGACGCATCGCCCGAGGGCTTCCGCGCGAAGCCCTCCCCCATGCGCCAACAAGACAGGTGATCCATGACGCCCCACCCCCTCCACCCGCGCGACGAGGCCGACGCCCGCGCCACCCTGACCGACCCCCGGGCCCATCGGGGCCAGCCGCTGCTGATCGCGCCGGCCTGGGCCTACCTCAAGCAGCGCCAGGGCCAGCCGATCAGCGCGCGCCAGTGGACGCGCCTCCACCCCGTCCACCGCGTCGCGCCCGACCCCTTCCCGGCCCTGCCCGCCGTGACCCCGGCCGAGGAGCCCACCCTCGCCCAAGCCCTCGACCGCGCCCGCCCCGCCATCACCCGCGCCTGCGCCGAGGCCCTGTCCCGCCGCCGCGCCGCCTGCGCCGGGGACGCCGCATGACCGCCATCCTCGGCCTCGCCCGCCTCGGCCTCCTGGCCCTGCTCACCCTCACCCTGTCCCACGTCGCCCTCAAGGCGGCCCTCGCTGCCGCGCTGGGGGGCCTCCTGTCATGACCGGCCTCGGCAACCGCCCCGCCCGGGACGTGCTGGCCTGCGTCGAGGACCTCGAGACGCGGCTCCAGGGCTGGCCGTCCTTCGGCGAGGACCCGGACGGCTACGTCCGGCGCGAGGACGATCTCGCGCAGATCCTCGAGACGCGCCCGACCTGGCGCGCCACCGTGCGCCGCCGCTGGGACGGCGCGTCGATCTCCATGATCGGCCTGCGCGCGACCTCCACGATGGGGTTCGCCCAAGCCTGCCGCAACTGGGTCGCCCAGGCCCGCCGCAAGCTGGAGGACGCCAGCGCATGATCCGCCGCCGCCGCATCCTCCTCGTGACCGGCCCCGCCCTGGTGCTGGCCGTGGCCCTCCTCCTCTGGACCCTGATCGCCATCGGCGCCCGCGAGGTCGCCCTCTGGACCTGGGAGATCGCCCATGGCTGACGCCCTCGCCCCCGCCTCCGCCCGGGACATCGACCCGCTCACCCTCTGGATCCGGATCGAGGCCGGCGCCGCCAACAGCGCCCGCCTCCTCCTGCGGACCGAGGCCCTGCACCGCGCCCTGGGCGACGTGCGCGAGCTGCTGCCCGAGGTGATCGCCATCGCCCTGGGCGAGGCCAGCCCCGCGAGCCGCGCCCAGGCCGAGCAACGGCTCGCCGTCCTCCTGCGCCGCATCGACTTCGCCCTGGCCGCCGACGCCTTCGCCGGCCACGTCCGCCCGGTCGGCCGCGACCCCGACACGATGCCCGCGCGGGCCACCCCCACTCAGGAGCCGCCCCATGCCGCCGGCTGACGCCCTCCCCGCCGACGCCCTCCCCGACGACGCGATCCTCGACGACGAGCTGCTGGCCATGCTCGAGGCCGCCATCCGCGACCGTCTCGGCCGAGCGCCCCGGGGCCCGATCGTCCTGATCCTGGTCGAGGAGGAGACCGTCGAGTTCACGGCCCTCGGCTGCGCCTGCTCCGACTGCCTGGGCCCCGCCGCCGATGCGCTCCACGCGCTCCAGCGCGACGCCCACGTCACCCCCACCCCGCGACACTGAGGCCCCCCATGAGCCGCGACAGCTACATCCACCGCCGCGCCAAGCGCATCCGCCGGCTGACAGGGCCCCATCCTGCCCGAGGCCTGCGCCTCAAGGACCACCTCGTCGTCCGCATCATCGCTGACCAGGCCCGCCAGCACGTCGTGACCGACGCCATCCGGCGAAAGATGGAGCAGCGTCGTGGCTGAGCACTCCACCATCGAGTGGACCGACGCGACCTGGAACCCGATCACGGGCTGCACCATGGTCTCGGCCGGCTGCACCAACTGCTACGCCATGGGCCTCGCGGCCACGCGGCTGCGGCATCATCCCTCCCGCGCCGGCCTGACCCGAATGACCGGCGGCCGGGCCGTCTGGACGGGCGAGGTCCGCCTCAACGACCAGTGGCTCGACCAGCCGCTCGGCTGGGCCCGCCCGCGTCGCATCTTCGTCTGCGCCCACGGCGACCTCTTCCACGAGGCGGTGCCCGACGAGTGGATCGACCGGGTCTTCGCGATCATGGCCCTCGCGCCGCGCCACACCTTCCAGGTGCTGACCAAGCGGCCGGAGCGGGCGCGGGCCTACCTGTCGGAGTTGCAGCGCCGGATCACGGTCAGCGCCCACACAGTGCAATTGGGGACCGGCGTGCTCGGGGCCGATGTCGTGGACCTCACGCCTTGGCCCCTCCCCAACGTCTGGCTCGGCACCTCCATCGAGGATCAGGCCACCGCCGACGCCCGCATCCCCGATCTGCTCGCCACCCCCGCCGCGATCCGCTTCGTCTCGGCCGAGCCGTTGCTCGGGCCGGTGGACCTGGAGAGCGCCTGGCACGAGGAGAGCGCCCTAGAGGGCGATTGCTGGGGCGCGTGCGGCTGGTGCGACGAGGGGCGACCCCCGCTCCACAACTGCATCCGCGCACGGCAGAGCGACCAAGAGGCACACCGAAGCCGATCCGGCCTCGACTGGGTCATCGTCGGCGGCGAGAGCGGCCCCAAGGCCCGCCCCATGCATCCCGACTGGGCCCGCGCGCTCCGCGACCAGTGCCAGGCCGCCGGGGTGGCCTTCCTGTTCAAGCAATGGGGCGCTTGGTCCCCTCTCTCAGAGGATGCGGACTGGGGCCGCGACTGGATGCTGCTCCACGCCGACGGCGATCACGACCTGCCTGACGGTCGCGCGCCGGCCTACGAGTTGGGCGAGATCGCCATCCGCCACGTCGGCAAGACCGCCGCCGGCCGCCTCCTCGACGGCCGCACCTGGGACGAGGTGCCGGCATGAGCCGCCTGAGCTACACCCGCCGCCGGTCCCGCCGCATCCGCCGGCTGATGCGGTCCGACCCCACGCGCGGCCTGCGCCTGACCGACCGCCTGGTCGCGCGCCTCCTCGCCGATCAGGCCCGGGCCCTCGGCGTCCCCGCCCCGCTCGCGCCCGCCTACACCCCGCGCTGGATCATCGACGCCATCCTGGAGGCCGCCCATGGCTGACGCCCCCGATCCCGCGCCCGCCGATCCCGGCCTGCACATGATCGCCCGCGCCATAAGGGGCGAGCTCACGCAGCCCAGCCCCGAGGACCGCGCCCGGCTCTTCGCCGCGTGGCGCGCGCTCGACCCCGCCACGCGCGGCACCTTCTTCGAGTGGGCGCACGGCCGCAAGGCCGAGGCCGAGGCCCAGGGCGTCCCCATCGCCCAGCTCCTCGCCGGCGAGGGCGGCTGACCATGCCGGCCGCTCTCAAGCCGGACCGCCCACCCGACCCGCAGCTCCTCGCCTTCGTGGAGGCCTTGGCACGAGCCCACGCCCATGCCGATAATGCCGCCACCCTCGCCCCGGACGCCCCATGCCCGACCGCCGCCGAGCCTGCATCTACGCCCGATTCTCGACGGACCTCCAATCCGACCGATCCATCGACGATCAGGTTGCGCTTTGCCGCGCCTACGCCGCCCGCGAGGGCCTGACCGTCGTCACCACCTACAGCGACCGCGCCCGCACGTCCGCCTCCCTGATCGGCCGCGACGGCCTGCAAGACCTCATGGCCGACGCCCGCGCCGGCAAGTTCGACGTCCTGGTCGTCGAGGCTTTCGACCGCCTGAGCCGCGACCAGGAGGACCTGGCCGGCATCCACAAGCGGCTCGATTTCCTGCGCATCCCGATCCTCGCCGTCAACGACGGCCGCGCCGACGCGATCCAGATCGGCGTGCACGGGCTCCTGGGCCAGATCTGGATGGACGGCCACAAGAAAAAGGTCCGGCGCGGCATGGCCGGCGTGATCCGCGGCGGTCGTCACGCCGGCGGCCGCGCCTACGGCTACCGTCCCCTCCCCGGCCAGCCCGGCGAGCTGGAGATCGTCGAGGCCGAGGCTGAGGTGATCCGCCGCATCTTCGCGGCCTACGCCGTCGGCACCTCCGCCCGCGCGATCGCGGCCGAGCTCAACGGCGAGGGAGTGCCGCCGCCGCGCGGGCCGCGCTGGAACGCCTCCACCCTGATCGGCAACCACGCGCGCGGCCACGGCCTCCTCCGAAACGAGCTCTACAAGGGCATCCAGGTCTGGAACCGCATCACCATGGTGCGCGACCCCGACACCGGCCGGCGCGTCAGCCGGACGAACCCCGAGTCCGAATGGCAGCGCAGCCCCGCCCCGCACCTGCGGATCGTCGAGGACGCGCTCTATGACCGCGTGCAGCTCAGCAAGGCCGACCGCGCCCAGTCGGGCGCCCGGGGCCGCGCCCTTACCCGCCCGCTCCGGCCCTTCTCGGGCCTGCTGCGCTGCGGCTGCTGCGGCGCCGGCATGTCGATCTCCAACCGGCGCGGGACGGCCATCCTGATCCGCTGCTCCCGCTCGGTCGAGAGCGGCACCTGCGCCAACCGCCGCCAGGTCCGCCTGGACCGGATCGAGGCCGCCGTCTTCGCCCGCCTGCGCGAGGAGCTGGAGCACCCCGCCTACCTGCGCGAATATCTGCGCGTCTACCACGGCGAGCGGCAGCGCCTCGCCAGCGCCGCCCGCCGGGACAAGGCCCAGCTCGGCCGCGCCGCGACCAAGGCCCGCGCCGCCTTCGACCGGGCGCACAAGCTCTACATCGATGGCGTCACCGACGGCCCGGCCGCCGAGGCCAACATCCGCCGCCTCCTGGACGAGGCCCGGGCCGCCGAGATCGCGCTCGCCCAAGCCGAAGCCGAGGTGCCGGTGGTGGAGCTGCACCCCGCCGCGCTGGCCCGCTACATCGACGCCCTGGCCGACCTCGCCCCCAGCCTCGCCGCCCCGACCCCGCCCGCGCAAGAGGCCGTCGCCATCCTGCGCGAGCTCATCAGCGCCGTCGTGGTCACCCCCGAGGAGAGCCACGTGGACGTCGTGATGCACGGCTACATGGCCATGCTGCTGGGTCGGGACCGACTGGATTGCAGGGGTTTGATGGTAGCGGAGGAGGGATTTGAACCCCCGACACACGGATTATGA